TAACAGGATTTCCTAAATATTATGCAATGTTTGGAGGTGCAACAACAGGAGCTAGCACAGCTACATCAGGAGCTATATACATAGCACCTACACCTAACGCAAATTACAAATATATTATTCATTATAATGTAATGCCTACTGGATTAGGTTCAGGAGGTGATGGTAATTCCAACACATATCTAAGTAATTACTTTCCACAAGGTCTATTATATGCATGTTTAACAGAAGCATTTATGTTCTTAAAAGGTCCAACAGACATGTTGACACTATATGAAAATAGATATAAAAGTGAACTACAAAAGTTTGCAGCGATGCAACTTGGAAGAAGAAGACGAGACGATTACACGGATGGAACAGTAAGAATACCAATCGAGTCAGCGCCTCAGTAATTAGGAGAAAAAATTTATGGCAATAACATCAGCAGTATGTAACAGTTTTAAAACAGAAGTTTTACAAGCTCTACATAATTTTACAGCATCTTCTGGAAACAGTTTTAAACTAGCGTTATACACAAGTAGTGCTACTATAAATAAAACAACTACAGCTTACGCAACAACAAATGAAATTTCAAATACATCTGGATCAGCTTATACAGCTGGTGGAAAAGCACTTACAAGTGTTACACCTGCTTTATCTACAGACACTGCATGTTGTGACTTTGCAGATATAAGTTTTACTTCTGCTTCATTTACAGCTAATGGTTGTTTAATATATAACGATACAAACGCTGATAGAGCAGTTTGTACAATTGCATTTGGTGGAGACAAGACTGTATCAAGTGGAACTTTTACAATTCAATTTCCAACAGCAGACGCATCTAACGCAATCCTTCGTATAGCATAGGGAGGAATTCCTTATGGCATCAACCTGGGGTAATAATACTTGGGGATCCAATGAATGGGGTGACGATAATATTACCGTTAGTTTATCTGGAGTATCAACAACATCGTCAGTAGGTTCACTAGAAGCTTTTAATGAAGAAGGCTGGGGCCGACAAGAATGGGGCAATTCTGGTTGGGGTGTAGAATATGCTGTACAACTAACAGGTCAATCAACTACAACATCTGTAGGTTCTATTACTACAGAAATTGCAGTACCACTTACAGGTTTATCAACTACATCAAGTCTTGGCACACCTACTTTAGATTTAACATCTATTGTAATTCCAACAGGCCAACAAGCCTTAACAGAACTTGGAGATTTTGATAATGCTGGTACCTTAGTCGGTTGGGGTAGAAATGGTTGGGGTGAAGAACCTTATGGAGATTCATTTAATAAACTTGTCCAACTATCAGGATTAACTGCATTAAGTTCTAATGTTGGATCATTAACTGTCGTACCAGAAGAACTTATCTCAATAACAGGAGTTAGTTCTACATCTAACGTTGGTAGTTTAACTCTTGATATAAGTTGCACAGTTGTACCAACAGGTCAAAGTATGACATCTAGTGTAGGATCATTATCTCCTATAGAAATGACTATAGGATTAACTGGTCAACAAGCAACATCAACAGTTGGTGGAATAATTCTTGATGCTCTTACAGAATCTCCAACAGGTCAACAAGCAACAACTGCAGTTGGTGATTTAACAGTTGGAATAGGAGTTGTTCCAACAGGAGTATCAGCAACATCTTCTGTAGGATCTTTAACAGTTGGAATAGGAGTTCCGTTAACCGGAGTCAGTGCTACATCAGCAACAGGAACTATAACTCCTACACCTATGACAGTAGGATTAACTGGACAGCTAGCAACTTCTAGTGTTAATGCTGCAGGATTAATTCTTAAATACTATGGAAGACTTACTCCTAAGACTAGTACGGGGTACTCAAGAAAAACACCTAAAACGTCGGTTAGTGGATACTCAACTAAGACGCCTAAAAATACTACGGGATATACAAGAAAAACTCCTGCATAACATGTTTGACTTAAAACTTAATAGACTATATAAATACAACACTTAGGAGAATAAATAATGGCATCAACATTTACAGATCTTGGCTTAGAGCTAATGGCAACCGGCGAAAACGCTGGTACTTGGGGAACAAAAACTAACGCAAATTTAAGTCTTATTGAACAATTAACTGGCGGTGTTTTAAGTATAGCTGTTGCAGGATCAGGAACTACAGCTTTAACTATTGCAGACGGTGCTTTGACAGGTACTGCTCAACACAGAATTATAGAATTAACAGGTGCTCTTACAGGATCAAGAGTTTTAACATTTCCTCTTCTTACAGAAACTTTTTACATTATTAAAAATGGTACCACGGGTGCAGAAACAGTACAGTTAAAAGCAGTATCTGGTTCAGGTGCAACTGTTACTTTTGCAACAGATAATAAAGGATATAAACTTATTTATCTTGATGGTGTTGCAACAAACACCGGTGTTTTTGAAGCTGTATTAGGAGGCACTGGAGATGTAACTCTTACTGGAACACAAACTTTAACAAACAAAACTCTAACATCTCCTAAAATTGGAACTTCAATTTTAGATACGGGTGGAAACGAATTATTTAAACTAACTGCAACAGGTTCAGCAGTAAACGAATTAACTTACAATAACGCATCTACTGGTAATAATCCTACTTTTACAGCGTCTGGTGGAGATACTAACATCGGTGTATCTATCTTACCTAAAGGAAGTGGAAAAATAACATTAGACAATTTAACTTTACCCGCAGCAGATGGTTCTGCAGATCAAATTTTAACTACCAACGGTTCAGGTCAACTATCTTTTGTAGACAATTCTGGTGGTATATCATGGCAAGCAGTTAAGACTTCTGCTACATTTACAGCAGTAGCTGGTGAGGGTTATTTTATTAACACTACAAGTAATGCAATAGAAATGGATTTACCTGCAGGAAGTATCGGTGATGAGATTGCTTTCATAGATTATGCAGGAACGTTTGATACAAACGCACTTACCATTGATCAAAATGGTACAGAAAAAATTTTAGGTTCTACATCACCATTAACAGTTTCAGTAGAAAGAGCAGCAAATACTTTGGTTTATACGGATGGAACTCAGGGTTGGTTGTTAAAGAATAAATAATCATGGCTACTTATAAGGAGAAAGTTGGAACTTCGGTTGTCAACTACGCTGGTAATTACCCAGGAGCCGTGGACGGTGAGCTATGGTACGATAGCACTAACAAAGATTTTAAATATCAATATGAAAATGTAACAGCAGCTGGTTCATGGTCTACTGGTGGTACGATGAATACTGCTAGGGCGGATCACGCACCAGCACAGATTGGAACAAAAGCAGCAACCCTAGCTTTTGGAGGTGCTTCACCATCACTTGTAGCAATTACAGAACAATATAATGGAGCAAGTTGGTCAGAAGTAAACGATTTAAATACTGCTAAATCTGCTTTAGCAGGAGCTGGAACATCTACTGCTGCATTAGGTTTTGGAGGTTATGTTCCGCCTGGCGTTACAACTACTAATCAAACAGAAACTTGGAATGGAACTAACTGGACGGAAGTAAATAATTTAAACACAGGAAGAACAAATTTAGGAGGCGCAGGAACAAATACAGCTGCATTAGGTTTTGGAGGTTACACTACTCCTCCACATGTAAATAAAGCTTTAACAGAATCTTGGAATGGCACAAACTGGACTGAGGTTAATGATATGAACACAGCAAGAATGAATTTAGGTGAAGCGGGAGCAACTAACACAGCCTGTTTAGCTTTTGGTGGATCAGCACCACCTGGTTCACCAGCCACTAAAAGTGAAACAGAATTATGGAATGGAACCAACTGGACTGAAGTTAATGATATAAATACAGCTCGATATCATGGTGCTGGATTAGGTTCTTCAACTAGCGCACTCTATGCTGGTGGTGTAACATCTACATCAGAAGTAGCTGCTATAAATGAAATATGGAATGGAACTAATTGGGCTGAAGATACTAATTTAAGTACAGGAAGAAGACAATTTTCTGGAAGTGGCACATCGGGCACAGCAGGTATTGTGTTTGGAGGAAAAACGCCATCTCTTACAGGAGCAACAGAAGAATGGACAGGAGCAGGTCAAGCGATCGGTGCTTGGTCTACAGGTGGTAGTTTGAATACTGCTAGAAACAATTTAGCAGGTGCAGGAACTCAAACAGCAGCAATAGCTTTTGGTGGAGAACCTACTACAGCAATAACAGAATCTTACGATGGAACAAGTTGGACAGAAGTTAATGATTTAAATACTGCAAGATTTGGTTTAGGTGGCACAGGAGTTCAAACTTCTGCTGTTGCTGCTTCAGGAGAAGCACCCCCAGGATTTGTTACTTCAGCAGAAATATGGAATGGAACTAATTGGACAGCAGTAAATTCTTTAAATGAACCAAAAAGATTTGTAGGAATGTCAGGTGTAAGTAATACATCAGCATTATGTTTTGGTGGTCAGTTAAACCCTGGAGCTAGTGCAAATACAGAACTTTGGAATGGATCTAATTGGACAGAAGTAAATAATTTAAATGCAGCAAAATTTATTGGAGGCAGTAGTGGAACTCAAACAAGTGCTTTATTTTATGGAGGTGCACCTGGACCCGTAACAGCATCAAATGAACTTTGGAATGGAACAAACTGGACAGAAGTTGCAGATTTAAATACTGCAAGAGAGGGTAATGGAGGAGCCGGGACAGACAACACAAACGCATTAAGTTTTGGTGGAAACAAACCACCTCCTGTAGGAGCAATAACAGAAGAGTGGAACG